ATCACATCCGCCAGGCTCCGATCATGCCACACCCTGGATGCGTACCGGCACGCTGCATGACAGCATCGAGGCGGATGCGCCCCAGGATGAAGCCGTGATCGGCTCGGACGATCGCGGCGCGGTCGATCAGGAGCTCGGGACCCGCACCATCTCGCCGCGGCCGTATCTGGCTCCCGCCGCTGCCAGGGAAGCGGAGGGAAGCGCGCGTTCCGTCAGTGAAGTGATCGTGAACGCAATCAGGGGAATGCTGCGGTGATCGACGCCTACGAGATCGGCATCCGGCTCGTCCTCGAGAACGGCGTCTCCGCAGGGATCGCCGAAATCCGCAAGGACCTCGCCGCGCTCGACATCGCCATTGCCCGCTCGGCCGGGAGTCTGCTCGCTCTGCAACAGCTCGCAGACGGTGTCGCGAGACCGGCGCTGCCCCCTCCAAGCACGGTGCCATCGCGCAAGCCCGCGCCCGCGGCCGAACCGCCCCCGCCGCTCGACCCCCATTTGGCACCTCCGCCTGTGCCCGTCGCTCCTCCAGTCACCTCCGCTTCGGCCCGATCACCCATTGTCGAGCGAGCGGAACCGCTCGGTTCGACAGCAGGCACTATGCCCAAGGAAAACACGGCGACAGTTGCGGTTCAGGCTTCGAGACCAGAGAAGAGCCCCGAGCAACACGCTCGGGCCGAGCCCCGCCAGCCGCGCGCACCCGCGCCTTCGCCTTGGTCTGCCCTGCCGCAATCGCCGCAGCCCACGAGGCTGCGCGAGCAGCTCCCGGCGAGCGTACAGTCTCCAGTTCAAATCCCGCCAGCCGCCGACAGACCCGCTCACGCCCCGTACACGCCGCAGGAACACGGGAACCAGCGGAACCAGGTCGAACTCCGGGTCGAACACCAGCTCAGCGACCCGCGTCAGGCGAGGCGCGAGGCTCCGGAGCTCCAACCTTCGAGGCCTGGCCCGACTGCGTCCACCCAGACCCTTCTCACCAGCACGCGACCCGCAACGCTCGCGGCCGCGGAGGCCAGCCTGCCTCCCACAGCCCCGTCTCGGAGCCGCCCGAAGTCGCCGGAGGCCGCGCCGCGCCGCTCTCGCTCCAGCCCAGCACCCGCTTTGAACGAAACGCAGGCTTCACGTTCCCGGCCCACCCCGGAAGCACGGCCGCAAGGCGGCGACATCTACCTGGAGGGCGCTGCCATCGGTCGATGGGTAGCCGAAGCGCTCGCCCGCGCGGCCGGGAGCCCTCCCACGGCCGCCACCGGCTTCGATCCTCGCCTATCCCCGCTTTGGCCCGGCGTCCCCGCCGGCTGACATGCAGTGGAGCTCGAAGTGACACCGATCCGTGTACCGTTCCTGGTCCATTGGCATGGAACGACGATGCCCGAGCTGTCGACGATCCGGCAGCCGGTACGAGTGCCGTTCCGGTTCATCTGCCGGACGGAGACGGAGGCCGGCACAACCCCGGGATCCATGTCGGAGCCACGCCCTGTCACTCCAAAAGACCGCGGCTGATCGTCGATGTCGGACATCGCCTTGGCCGTGGGCCCCGTCATTTTCCAGGACTTCGAGGTCTCCTCGGGCATCGGCTGGGGCGGCGAGCAGCGGCTCGCTGTGCACAAGCTTCCGGGCGGTGCGCGGGTCATAGACGCGCTCGGCAGGGATGACGCGGAGATCACCCTCAGCGGGATCTTTTCGGGTCAGGACGCAACCCTGAGAGCCCGACTTCTCGACGAGATGCGCGCACTCGGGACCGTTCTGCCGCTGACCTGGGACGTATTCTTCTACAGCGTGGTGGTACGAGCATTCGAGGCCGACTACCGCAACGCCTACTGGATCCCCTATCGGCTGCACTGCACAGTCCTTCGAGATGAAGCCTCGGCCCTGGTCGAGACAGCCTTGTCTCTCGCCAGCGCGGTCCTCTCCGACGTCGCGACCGCGGCGGCGCAGAGCCTGGGCGGGCTGGATCTGTCGGGCGCCGTATCGTGCCTCTCGGCAAGCGGGGCAACCACGCTGGGAACCAGCGCCTATGCACAGGCACTCACCAGCCTGTCCAGCGCGCAGTCGGCGATCGGCGGCGCGCTCGAGCAGTCAGGCGCTTCCGTATCCTCGGCGGGGCAGTTGCTGACGAGCACGGCCGACCCCCTTGCAGGCAGCGCTGCGGTTTGGCAGGCGGCCGGGGCGGCGGGCCAGCTGAGCGGACTCGCCACTGCACGCGCCTATGTGGGGCGAGCCGCGATCAACCTTTCCAACGCGAGCACCTGACCGATGCGCACCATCACCGTGGTAGGCGGCAATCTGTTTCAGATCGCGGCCGAGGAGCTGGGCGACGCGACGCAGTGGATCCGCATCGCCCAGCTGAACAACATGTCCGACCCGCTACTTGAAGGTCTCGTGACACTCGTCATTCCGGAGCGAGACCCCTCCGCCGGAGGCGGGGTTGTCGCTCAGTAGTGCCCGCGCACCGCGGGTGGTGCTTCTGGCGAACGGCTCGCCGGTAGCAGGCGTGATCGAAGCAGAGGTTCTGTCAAACAACCATTTCGCTGCCGATCGCTTCGGCGCTACGCTCGCCCTGGACGCCGATCCCGCGAGTGCGAGCTTCTGGGCGTCGGCCGGCGATGTCTCGGCCGAGATCCGGATGAGCCTGGATGGCCTCGCCTTCGTCAGTCTCATCCAGGGCGCGGTCGATTCCATCGACATCGATCTGACTTATGGGCAGGTGCGTCTTGAAGGACGTGACTTGACCGCTGCACTCATTGAAAGCCGGACGCAGGAAACCTTTGCCAACCGAACGTCGAGCGAGATCGCACGGATCATGGCCGAGCGGCATGCCCTCACCCCCGAAGTGACCGATACCAAGACGCCGGTCGGGCGTTACTACCAAAACGAGCATGACCGCATCACGCTCAACCAGTTCAGCCGCGCCATGACGGAGTGGGATCTGCTCGTGTTTCTGGCGCAGCAGGAAGGCTTCGACGTCTTCGTGCAGGGCACGACACTGCACTTCGAACCGTCCTCGGCGAGCGCCAGCCGGGTGTTGCTCACACCCGACGCCGTCATGGCTCTCCGTCTGGAGCGGGCGCTGACGCTGGCGAGAGACATCGAGGTTACCGTCAAGAGCTGGAACAGCCGGCAGCGGAATGCTTTCGAGCAGACTGCCCGCGTCAGCGGACGCGGGAAGCAGGCGGTCCAGCCCCAGCGCTACGTCTTCGTCCGTCCGAACCTGACGGAAGACCAGGCCCTGCAACTCGCACAACGAAAATTGGCCGAGTTGACGCGCCACGAACGGACGATCGCAGTGACCATGCCCGGCGAGCTCGCGATCACGCCGCGCAGCATCGTCGAGCTCGCGGAGACCGGCACGGATTTCGACCGCCCCTACTACGTGGACGTCATCGAGCGGCGACTCAGTGTCCAGAGCGGCTTCACGCAGCATCTGCGCTGCAAAAACGTGAACCCGACCAGCCAAGCGACGCCGCCTGCCGACATCGTTGCAAGCGTCGCCGGCTGACGGACCGGAGACAGCCATCATGGAACGACTGCTGAACATGCTGAAGGCGCATGCGTCGGCGCTCGACCACTCGCTCGCACAGCCTCGTTTTGGGCTGGTGACGTCGGTCGACCCCGAGTCCGGCACTGCGCGGGTGCAGCTCCAACCCGAGAACGTGCTTACGAGATGGCTGCCCGTCCTATCCGCCTGGGTCGGCGCCGGTTGGGGCCTCGCCTGCCCTCCATCGCCTGGCGACCAGGTACTCGTCCTGGCACAGGAAGGCGATGCCGAGCATGGCGTCATCGTCGGGCGCGCCTTCAGCGACCTGCAGCGGCCGCCGAAGGCGGAAAGCGGCGAGTTCTGGCTCGTACACAAGAGCGGCAGCTTTCTGAAGCTGGGCAATGACGGGACGGTTCAGGTCAAAGGCGACCTCCACGTGGACGGCGACGTCTACGACCGACACGGCTCTCTCGACCGCCTGCGACAGCATTACGACGCCCACACGCACGGCGCCGGGTCCACCCCCACTCCACAGGATTAGGAATGCCCGATCTTTCGCATCAGTGGGGCGCCGAGCTCGAGGTCGGCCCCACCGGCGACCTCGCGGTCGCCTCTGGCCCGATGCTTGGACAACAGCGCGTCCTTCGCCGACTGCTGACAAACCCGGGTGAATACATCTGGCAACCGGATTACGGCGCGGGGCTCGCGAGCTTCATCGGCCAGCCCGCCGACGCGCTTCGCATCCGCGCCGTCGTGCGCAGCCAGATCTTCAAGGAGCCGGCAGTCGCCCGCACACCCGAGCCGATCATCGACGTGCAGACGTCGCCCGCGGGGTCAGCCGGGGTGACCTACGTCCATATCCGCTACGTCGATGCCCCGACGGGCGAAACGCAGATCCTCTCTGTCCCTGTGAGTGGCCACTGATGCGGTTGTCCCTCCAAAACTTCTCGACCCTGGTCCAGACCGGTGCGGCGGCGGTGCAGGCATCGTCAAGGCAGCTGCTCGATTTGTCGGTCGGATCGGTGCTCCGGGCGATCCTGGAAGCGAACGCGTCCGTCGGCCTCTGGATGCAATGGCTGATCGTGCAGGTCCTCCAGCCCACGCGTGCCAGCACGAGTACGGGAGCCGACCTGGACAGCTGGATGGCGGACTTCTCGCTCACCCGCCTCCCTGCAGCGGCGGCGACCGGCATCGTCACGTTCTCCCGCTTCACGCCGCTCGCCCCCGCGCTGGTGCCCGCCGGGGCCCTGGTTCGAACATCGGACGGCGCACAGACCTACTCCGTTGTCATCGACACCTCCTTGCCCGGCTTCTCCTCCGACCAGAACGGCTACGTCCTGCCAAGCGGCGTCGCGTCGCTCGACATACCGGTCATCGCCACCTCGGCCGGCTCAGCCGGAAACGTCCAGGCAGCGAGCGTGAACCTTGTGGCGACCGCGATCCCCGGCATTGACGCCGTCACGAACGCCGTTGCTTTCCAGAACGGCCTCGATGCCGAGACAGACATTGCGTTCAGAACCCGGTTCGCGAACTACTTGGACAGTCGCTCGCGAGCCACCCCGGCGGCGATCGGTTATGCGATCGGCTCGGTCCAGCAAGGGCTGCAATACACCATCCAGGAGAATCGGGACGCGACCGGCGCCTGGGTTCCCGGCCAGTTCGTCATTACAGTCGATGACGGCTCCGGGGTGCCCTCGACCACGCTGCTGGACACTGTGCACGCCGCCGTGGAGGCGGTCAGGCCGATCGGCTCCATCTACGCGGTCCGGCCGCCGAACGTGATCTCCACTTCGATCTCGCTCGCCATCTCGGTCGCCTCGCCAACGCAGCGCGCGGCGGCGGCGGCGGCGGTCGGTGCCGCGGTGCAGGGCTTTGTGGACGCCTTGCCCATCGGGGCGTCACTTCCACTCACTCGAATTCCGCAGCTGGCCTATGCCGCCCATCCCTCGGTCACGAACGTGACCGAGGTGGCGCTGAACGGCGGCACGGCCGATGTCGCCGCGTCCTTGTCCGACGTGATCAAGGCGGCCTCGGTCTCGGTCAACTGAGCGGAGAAGGTCATGATCGGGACACAGGACGACATCACGCGGCGGCTCAAGGCAGTCCTGCCGAATCGATGGTTCGGCGACGAGACGCCGGTTCTCGATGCGGCCCTCGGCGGGCTTTCCTCGGTCTGGTCCTGGGCATACGACTTGCTGAGCTTCACGGCGGCCCAGACCCGGATAGCCACTGCCACCGGCATCTGGCTCGATATGATCGCGCGGGACTGTTTCGGCGCGAGGATAGCGCGCAAGCCCGGTCAATCGGACGAGTCGCTCCGTGGCCGCGTCCAACGAGAGTTGCTCAGGGCTCGGGGCACGCGTGCCGCTCTGATCGAACTCCTCACCGAGTTGACCGGACGCAGCCCGATCGTCTTCGAGCCGGCGCGCCCCGCCGACACCGGTGCCTGGTGTGTCGGCGCGTCTTACGGCGGGGCCGGCGCCTGGGGCAGCTTGAGCCTGCCCTACCAATGTTTCGTCACGGCGTTCCGGCCTCGAGGGACCGGCATCGCGCTGGTCGGCGGTTGGGCCGCTCCCGCCGGGGGCTACGGTCAGGGCGCGCTGGAATACGCCAGCCTCGACATGGTCGAGGGCCAAGTGACCGATGCCGACATCAACGATGCGGTCGCAAGCGTGATGCCGGCTGCCACCGTTGCTTGGACCCGCATCAGCAATTGAGCGCTCCGGAAGGATTCCATGGACAGAAACATCGTTTATCCAGGCAGTATCCCGCTCGATTCGGATCTGCTTGCGGTGAACCGCAATGCGCTGATCGGGCTCGGCGCTCTTGCAAGAGCCGTCCTGGGCACGAGCACGGTCGCCGATGGCCTGGCGTGCTCCCCCACCTCGCCCGCCTCGATGACGATCAGCGTGGCGCCGGGCAGCATCGCCCAGCTATCGGTCGTGGATACGCTTGCCTACGGTTCGCTACCCGCCGACCCGACCACACCGCTCGTCAAGCTCGGCATCAACCTGTCTCCCACGCCGTTTTCCCTTACGGCGCCGAGCTCTTCGGGGCAGGCCATCAACTATCTGATCCAGGCGGCGCTGCAGGAAAGCGACGCCATGCCGATCGTGCTGCCCTACTACAACGCGTCCAACCCGGCGCAGCCGTATAGCGGGCCGGACAACAGCGGGGTGGCGCAGAACACGCAACGCACTCAGCGGGTTCAGCTGCAGCTCAAATCGGGCGTCCCGGCACCGGTGGGGACGCAAACCACGCCTCCGGTCGACTCGGGATGGGTGGGCCTGTACGCGATTACCGTCTCCTACGGCCAGACGACGGTGACGTCTGCAAATATCGTGACAATCCCGACCGCTCCCTTCCTCAACTGGAAGCTGCCGAATCTCATACCATTCGCCTCACTGCCTGACTCGAACGTGATTGGGTGCGGCTCGGGATGATCCGGTTCGCTTCCGGACGAGCGGAGGCGAACGATGGCGGTTGCGATCACGCGCACTGAGTTGGGGTCGGCGGAGCTGCGGGCTATGGCGGCGAGAAGCACGGATGCGACGGCGGCACGGCGCATGCTGGCGCTGGCGCTGGTGCTCGATGGCTGGACTCGGACCGCGGCGGCGCGAGCGGCTGGGATGGATCGCCAGACGTTGCGCGACTGGGTGCATCGCTACAACGCCGAGGGGCCTGCGGGGCTGAGCAATCGGCCGCACACCGGCGCGCCGCCACGCAAGCTGAGCCCGGATCAGGAGGCGGCGGTTGCGGCATGGGTGCGCGAGGGACCGGACCCGGGGCTCGGCATCGTGCGCTGGCGCTGCATCGATCTGCGCGATGCGATCGATCGCCGGTTCGGCGTGCGGCTGCACGAGCGCAGCGTCGGCAAGCTGCTGGCCCGGCTGAACTTCTCGCACGTGTCGGTGCGTCCGCGGCATCCCGAGCAGGACGTCGGAGCGCAGCAGGCGCATAAAAAAACTTCGCCGACCTGGTCGCCGCCGTGCTTCCCGCGCACGCCCGCGGCAAGCCGCTCGAGCTGTGGTGGCAGGACGAGGCCAGGGTCGGCCAGCAAGGCAGCCTGACCTACGTCTGGGCGGAACGGGGAAGCCGCCCGCGCGCGCCGCGCGATCAGCGCTACGAGTGGGCGTATCTGTTCGGGGCGGTCTGTCCCGCC